GTTAAGAAAGTTGCAATTGCAGCCCCTCGTGGTCATGCCAAGTCAACTTCCATCACTTTAGCCTACCTTTTGGCTGCTTTATTGTTCCGAGATAGGGTGTATGCAGTAATTGTATCGGATACCGAGGGACAGGCAGTACAATTTCTTGGTGATTTGAAGGCAGAATTGCTTGAAAATGAGGATTTGATCGAACTTTTCGGTGTTTCCAAGCTTCTGAAAGACAGTGAAACCAAAATCATCGTGGAAATGGAGGATGGTTGGCAGTTTCGAGTGGAAACCAAGGGTAGTGAGCAGAAGGTTCGTGGTTTGAAGTGGCGTTCTCGTCGTCCAGACTTGATTATTTGCGATGATCTGGAGAATGACGAGATTGTAATGAACAAAGAGAGGAGGGAGAAGTTCCGTAACTGGTTCTTTAAAGCCCTTCTACCAGCCCTTTCCGACAGTGGGAAGATCATAGTGGTAGGCACTATTCTGCATATGGATAGCGTATTGGAGAGGTTATTGAATGACAGGCACTGGTATACCGCAAGATATGCAGCGCATGATGCAGATTTTGAAAACATCCTATGGGAAGAAAAATTCTCTAAAGACAGACTCGAAGAAATCCGAGAAGGATATATTAATCAGGGAATGCCAGAAGGATATAGTCAGGAATATCTTAACTACCCTATTGACGAAGAAAGCGCCTATTTCCGTAGAGATGACTTCCGATACTACGATAAAAACGAATTAGACTACGAAAGACTGAACTACTACTCCGCTATAGACTTCGCTATAAGCGAGAAAGAGAAGAGTGACTACACTGTTATAATCACTGTAGGAATTGACGAAAAGAACAGGATGTATGTAGTGGATGTCCTGCGTGGTAGGTGGGATGGTAAGCAGATTATCGACAATATGCTGTTCACCCACCTTAAATGGCAACCACAGATATTCACTGCTGAAGATGGGGTAATCCGCAAATCTCTTGGTGGCTTTCTGAGAGAGGAGATGATGGCTAGGGGAGTGTTTCCAAACATAAACCCCCTCACTCCTACCAAGGATAAGCAGACCAGAGCTAGGAGTATACAGGCTAGGATACGTCAAGGTACTGTATATTTCGATGAAGAAGCGGATTGGTATCCAGATTTGGAACAGGAGTTGATCCGTTTCCCCAGAGATGTACATGATGACCAAGTAGATGCTCTATCTTGGATTGGTTTAACCTTAGACAATATAATCCCTGCTCCTACTAGACAAGAGTATGAGGAGGATTTATGGGAACAGGAGATGGAAACTTATGACTTACCTATGGGTAGAAGCTGGGCTACTGGATACTGATAAATGAAGATTGATACCATATTATCCTCAGAAAACCTTGGCACAGAGTTTTCCGAAGACGAATTGAATGAAATTGCTACTGAATTGCTGGATGGCGTTGAGAGCGATGAAAGGAGCCGTAAGGGGTGGAGAGACAGTCAAGACGACGCTGTTCGTCTTGCTATGCAGGTGGTGGAAGGAAAGACATTCCCGTGGAAGGGTGCAGCCAATGTCAAGTACCCACTCCTGTCAACTGCTGCCTTACAGTTTGCCTCACGCGCATATCCAGCCCTTGTTCCCGGTGTTAACCTAGTCAGAGGTAAGGTTAATGGGTATGACACCGATGGTATGAAGATGGCGAAAGCTGATCGTATTGGTAAGCACATGTCTTACCAGTTGATCGAGCAGATGCAGGATTGGGAAGAGGATATGGATAAACTCTGTATGTCTCTACCCATTCTTGGAACCATGTTCAAGAAAACCTATTATGATTCCGTAAAGCAACAGAATGTATCCGAACTGGTATATCCACAGGATCTGATTGTCAACTATTGGGCTAAATCCCTTGAGGATGCCCAACGTGTTACACAGCTTATCCAGATGTCGGATAATGAAATCTACGAGAAGGTGGTTAGTAACATCTTTCTGGATTGGGGAGATGAACTGTATAAGGCTGTTCCCGTCGAAAGTGTCAATGACGTAGCAGATGAAGTACACAAAATCAATCAACCTGAAACGGTTGACAAGAGTACACCACATGAAATTGCCGAAATCCACTGTTACCTTGATCTGGATAACGACGGTTATTCTGAGCCTTATGTTGTTACTATTCATCTTGAAAGTGAAAAGATACTGAGAATTGTAGCCAGATTCGATCAAGATGGCTTATATATGGATGGGAAGAAAGTATTACGTATTGAACCCATCAACTACTACACCAAGTTCTCCTTTGTCCCAGACCCTACTGGAGCATTCTATGATCTGGGCTTTGGCCTGCTGTTAGGACCGATCAATGAAACTATAAACACAACGATCAATCAGCTACTCGATGCTGGTACGTTGTCTAATATGCAGGCCGGTTTTATTAGTAAGGGTATACGTCTTAAGGGTGGGGAGAAGAGTTTTGAACCCGGAGAGTGGAAATGGGTTAACACTACTGGAGATGATCTTAGGAAAGGTATTATTCCACTGCCAGTACGTGAACCAAGCAATGTCTTGTTTACGCTTTTGAACCTAATGATCGAAAGTGGAGAGAAGATGGCTTCTGTTACTGACATGCTTATGGGACAAAACCCCGGTCAGAACCAGCCTGCTACCACTTCCATGAATGTTCTGGAACAGGGTTTGAAGGTATTTACTTCCATCTACAAGCGTATGTACCGTAGTTTGAAGAAAGAATACCGCAAACTATTCCTGCTCAATAGCAAATACCTGCCCGAGATGGAGTATTTCAATATCCTCGATCTGGGTAAGGAACAGCAATCAGTGGCATTCAAAGCTGATTATGACCTGAAATCTGCCGATGTAGTACCATATGCAGATCCAAATGTAGCCTCTGAATCCCTGAAAATGCTCAAGGCACAGGCACTGACAGAGTTGCTACAGCTAGGTACGCTAGATCCAATGGAAGTTACCAAACGTCTATTGGATGCTCAGAACCAGCCAATGCCAGAAGCATTGCTGGCTAAGTCCAAGGGGCCAAGTTTTGAAGAGATTAAACTCCAAGAGGAGATGAAGCTTGAGTACGCGAAGCTTGAGATACTCAAAGAAACGAACGAAATTAAAAAGACGCTTGCGGATACACAAGCAATACTGAATATCGCTAAAGCTGAAGCCGAAGAAATCGGACAACAGTTTGAGCAATATAGGGCGCAGTTAGAGACTGTGAAGACAATCCATGAAATCAAAGAGAAGCAGATGGAGATGAAGAATGGTAAAGAAACCGGAAATAGTAGCGGAGGAAGTTCAGGAATGGCGGCACAACAAGGTAACGGAGGCACTCCTGTATCTTCTTGATACAGAAATAGCATCGTTACGGGATAGTGTAGAAAGTGAGCAAGCCTATAGTGGTTACATTGAAAGAATGCTTGGAATCATTAATGGGTATAAACGAGTAAGACATACGATATCCGAAAGCTTGCTTGAGGATTTGAAGTATGAATAAACTGGAAGTATGCGGCTTTAGAGTGTTGGTAAAACCCGAAACCATCAAAGAAGAGTTGGATTGGGGTGAAGGTAGGAAGTTCGTATTAGCCGGTGAAGAGTGGAAACGAGAGAAAGCAGCTACCCAGATTGGAACTATTGTCAGTGTTGGCCCTAGCGCATGGAAGGGATTTGACGATGGTACACCTTGGGCGCATGTAGGAGATCGGATCTATTTCGCAAGATATGCTGGTAAGTTCGTTGAGATGGATGGAGAAGAGTATGTAATCCTGAACGATGAAGATATCCAGTGCATAATCCACGAGGGGAAGAAGAATGACTGAAGAAGTAGTAGTACCAACCAAAGAAGAATTGCTCACTCCTGAGCCGGAAGAAGTTGTTGAAGAAGTTGTAGAATTTTCCGAAGCAGAGCAAGAGGCAATTAGTAAAGGGTGGAAACCCGAAGGTGTTGAGGGTAAGAAGAACCTCACGGCTGAAGAGTTTCTGGATCGAGAGAAGTTTTATAAATCCATACACAACCTTGAGCGCCAGAATAAGAAATTGCAGCAGGATTTGGACAATCTTGCCAAGTTTCAGAATAAGGTGCGAGAAGACGAAAGGAAGCGAGTGATTGCTGAACTCACTGCTCAGAAGAAGCAGGCACTAGAGGATAGCGATTTCTCCAAGGTCATTGATATTGACAATCAATTGATGGAACAGTTGACTACTACAGAGAAAGCAGAGTCAGCAGTTCAACCCACACAGGTAGAGGTTAATGAAACCTTTTCCCGGTGGGTAAATGACAATAAGTGGTATCAAACAGATCCAGAATTGCGTGAATATGCTGATACTGTTGGTGTAGGGTATGCAAATACCCATCCAGATATGGCACCAGAACAAGTGTATGAGTATGTTTCACGAGAAGTAAAGAGCCGATTTGCAGAGAAGTTTGGTGGTACACCAACTCCCAGCAATAAGGTTTCTACTTCCAGCAGAGGAGGTAATAGGCCCAAGGGTGGTACTATTTCAGCCAAAGATTTGAGTGACGAGGAACGGCAGATCATGCGTACTGTTATACGTTCCGGCGCACTCACTGAAGAAGAGTATTTGAAAGAATACGCTTCATTTTCACGATAGAAACTTGTAAAGACAGGATAGAGGAGATTAATTATGGCTAGACCAAGCAAACGTCCTAATAGGATTCCCGTAAGTGGGAAACGAGACATCCTTACCGTAGAAGGTAAAGATCCGAATTATAAATATACGTGGGTGAACGATACTAACGGTATGGTACAACGGTTTCAGCAAGGTGGATATGAAGTTGTCGAACATGAGGTTATTGTTGGACAAAACCAAGCTGACCATTCCAACCCTACTTCTAAAGCAGTTAGTATGAATGTGGGACAGGGTGTTACTGCCTATCTCATGCGAATTCCTAAAGAATGGCATGACGAAGATATGAAAGACAAACACA